CCGCCGCTACCACCGCGACTGGCGTTACGTGGCTGGCTGGGGCAAATGGCTGGTGTGGGACGGGCAACGCTGGCGCACCGAGGACACGCTGGCCGCCACGGACTTGATCCGCAGCGTCTGCCGCCAGACGGCTGTGCGCGCCGACAACCCCAAGGTCGCGGCGAAGCTCGCCAGCGCCAGCACGGTCGGCGGTGTAGAGCGGCTGGCGCGCGCTGACCGCAGGCACGCGGCCACCACCGACGAGTGGGACGCCGATCCGTGGCTGCTCAACACGCCGGGCGGCGTGGTTGATCTCAAGACAGGCCGGATGCGCCCGCACGAGCGCGCCGACCGGATGACCAAGATCACCACAGCAACGCCCAGCGGCGACTGCCCGACGTGGAAGCAGTTCATCGACGAGGTCACGGGTGGCGACAAGGAACTTCAGTCCTACCTGCAACGAATGGTCGGCTACGCGCTGACTGGCTCGACGCAGGAGCACGCGCTGTTCTTCCTGTACGGAACGGGCGCGAACGGCAAGTCGGTGTTCGTGAACACCTTGGCCACCATCCTCGGCGACTACGCGACCAATGCGCCGATGGACACCTTCATGGAGACGCGCACCGACCGGCACCCGACCGATATGGCGGGGCTGCGCGGCGCACGCTTCGTGGCGGCCATCGAAACCGAACAAGGCAAGCGCTGGGCCGAATCCAAGCTCAAGAACCTGACCGGTGGCGACAAGATCTCTGCGCGCTTCATGCGCCAGGACTTCTTCGAGTTCTTCCCGCAGTTCAAGTTATTCGTGGCGGGCAACCACAGGCCCGCCATTCGCAACATCGACGAGGCGATGAAACGCAGGCTGCACCTGATCCCTTTCACGATCACCGTGCCGCCCGAGCGCCGTGACAAGAACCTGCAGCAGAAGCTCCTGGCCGAACGTGACGGCATCTTGGCGTGGGCCGTGCAGGGTTGCCTCGACTGGCAACGCCACGGACGACTCTCCCCGCCGCAGCGGGTGGTGGACGCCACCGAGGAGTATTTCGAAGCCGAGGATGCGTTGGGCCGCTGGCTCGATGAGCGTTGCGTGCGCGAGGCCAACGCCAAGTCGCTGACGGCAGAACTGTTCAACGACTGGAAGCCGTGGGCAGAGGCAGCGGGTGAGTTCACCGGTTCGCAGAAGCGCTTTGCCGATCTGCTGCTCAACCGGGGCTTGGATAAATGGCGCAACGGCATGGGCTTGCGCGGGTTTCAGGGCATTGGCCTCAAGTACCCGCCAGCACCCACCTACACCCCTTACGCCGATGACTGACACAGCCGCGTCTGACGGATCGGACGGACTACGTCGTAACTCTTACACGTGCGCGTGCGCGCGCTTCATGGAAGGTTTCGATACGACCCGTCCGATCCGTCAGACCAGCCAAAACAAGGACTGACACCATGACCACCACCATCCTCGCCCTCGATCTGGGCACCACCACCGGCTGGGCGCTGCGCGGCAGTGACGGCCACATCACCAGCGGTTCCGAGAGCTTCCGGCCGCAGCGCTTCGAAGGCGGCGGAATGCGCTTCCTGCGATTCAAACGCTGGCTCACCGAGATCAAACAGTCCTGCGACGAGATCGACTGCCTGCACTTCGAGGAGGTGCGACGCCACGTCTCCACGGATGCTGCCCACGCCTACGGCGGGTTCCTTGCCACGCTCACCGCGTGGTGCGAGCACCACCAGATCCCGTACCAGGGCGTGCCCGTGGGAACGATCAAGAAGCACGCCACCGGCAAGGGCAACGCCAGCAAGGACGAGATGGTGGCGACCGCCCGTGCCCGTGGTCACGCTCCGGCCGACGACAACGAAGCCGACGCACTGGCCCTGCTGCACTGGGCCATCGAGCAGCACGTACTGGAACGGGAGGTGTGAGATGAAGATTTCGACGCCCACCTATCGCTGCCCCTTGGGTCGCCTCCAGCCCGAGACCACAGATCTCGACGCGATGAAGCAACGCGGCTGGCGCGATCAGCACATCCTCGTGGTCAACGCTGCCGACGAACGCTTGGACTTCATCGAGCGCGAGTTCGTGCGGCGCATCGGCGAACGCCTCTACGGACAGGGAGGGGCACGTCATGGCTGATCCCCGCACTTGGACAATCGACGACGTGGCCGCACGCTTCGAGGAGGCGGCCAGCACCGGACGACGCCTGCCACCCGTGCGTGTGCAGGGCTACTTCAACACTTGGCCCATCATCGTGCGCAAGGAGTGGGAAACGTTCGCTGCCGACGAGCACGTCTACCGACCTTTCCCACCCGACCCAGAGGCTATCGACCGGATGCTGGAGACGATGAAGTGGGTGCAGTGGCTGGAGGTCGAGCAGCGCCATCTGGTGTGGATGAGGGCCAAGCGCTACGGCTGGCGCGACATCACGATCCGTTTTGCCTGCGACCGAACGACGGCGTGGCGGCGCTGGCACCGCGCCTTGCAGACCGTCGCCGACCAACTCAATGGTGTCGTCACAGCGTAGGGTTTTGGCGTGAATTGGCGCGCGTGGTTTGCAGTGCGAGCATGTCAGCGGCGATGCGCGGTTTTTGACCCTGCAACAAATCAACCCGGTCGAGCGTAGTATTCGAGCTATCTTCTGGACAGCGGTGACGGTTCGGCGAGCGGCCCGAGGCGAAAGGGGTCCTTCCTGCCGAAAGTCCCATGCAGGGGGCGCGAGCGCGACGCTTTTTTAGCGTCAGGGCGCGGGCAAGGTTACCAGTCGGCCAGGTTACCGGCCCCGGTTACCACCCCCAGGCGCGGTTACCACCCCACCAGAGTCTTCATTCACTCAACCCGCCCGGCGGCAACGCTCGGCGGGTTTTGCATTTGGGATTTCCACTTTGAACACACTCAACGTCGAGTACCGCAAGGTCGAGGCGCTGATTCCCTACGCCCGCAATCCGCGCACGCACGCCGAGGGTCAGATCGCCAAGATCGCGGCCAGCATCGTCGAGTATGGCTGGACGAATCCGATCCTGGTCGATGGCGACAACGGCATCATTGCCGGGCACGGGCGTCTGGCTGCCGCGCGCAAGCTTGGGCTGGATCAGGTGCCGGTGATCGAACTGGCCCATCTGACCGTCGCGCAGAAGCGCGCGCTGGTGATCGCCGACAACCGGCTGGCGCTCGATGCGGGCTGGGACGAGGAGATGCTGGCGTTGGAGTTGGCCGACCTGTCCGAGGCGGGGTACGACCTTGCGCTGACGGGTTTCGAGGATGCCGAGATCGAGGCGCTGCTCACGGGTGATGTGACCGACGCCGGTACCGACCCGGAGCCTGATGCCGACGAACCGGATGCGGCGGACGACGTGCCCGACGCCCCCGTCGTGGCGGTGTCCCGCCCGGGCGATATCTGGGCCATCGGCGCGCACCGCCTGATCTGCGGCGACGCCACCGACCGGGCCATGGTCGCTGCGCTGATGCAAGGCGATACCGCTCGCCTGTGCTTCACCTCGCCGCCCTACGGCAACCAGCGCGACTACACCTCGGGCGGCATCACCGATTGGGATGGCCTGATGCGCGGCGTGTTCGCGCACCTGCCGATGGCGGGCGAGGGTCAGGTGCTGGTCAACCTCGGGCTCATCCACCGCGACAACGAGGTGATCCCGTATTGGGACGCCTGGCTCGGCTGGATGCGCAGCCAGGGCTGGCGGCGCTTCGCGTGGTACGTCTGGGATCAGGGGCCGGGGATGCCCGGCGACTGGGCAGGCCGCTTCGCCCCGAGCTTCGAGTTCGTTTTCCACTTCAACCGCGAAAGCCGCAAGCCGAACAAGATCGTGCCCTGCAAGCACGCCGGGCAGGAATCGCACCTGCGCGCCGATGGCTCGTCCACGGCGATGCGGGGCAAGGACGGCGAAGTCGGCGGCTGGACGCACAAGGGCCTGCCGACGCAGGACACGCGCATCCCCGACAGCGTGATCCGCGTGATGCGCCACAAGGGCAAGATCGGTCAGGACATCGACCACCCCGCCGTGTTCCCGGTCGCGCTGCCGGAGTTCGTGATCGAGGCCTACAGCGACGCTGGCGACATCGTGTTCGAACCCTTCGGCGGCAGCGGCACCACGATGTTGGCGGCCGAGCGCACGGGCCGCGTCTGCCGCAGCGTGGAAATCGCGCCGGAGTACGTGGACGTTGCCATCAAACGCTTCCAGCAGAACCACCCCGGTGTGCCGGTCAGCTTGATCGCCACCGGTCAGTCCTTCGAGCAGGTCGCCGCCGAGCGCGCTACCACCTCTGACATCGAGGTGATGGCATGAACTGGCTGGCCGACAAGATCGAGCAGTGGCCGACCGGCAAGCTGCTGCCCTACGCCCGCAACGCGCGCACCCACTCCGAGGAGCAGGTGGCGCAGATCGCTGCCAGCATCGCGGAGTTCGGATTCACCAATCCGATCCTGGCGGGCAGCGACGGCATCATCGTCGCTGGCCACGGACGGCTGGCCGCCGCCAAGAAACTTGGGCTGAAGGTCGTGCCGGTGGTCGTACTCGATCACTTGAGCCCAACCCAACGCCGGGCCCTGGTCATCGCGGACAACCGCATCGCCGAGAACGCGGGCTGGGACGACGCGATGCTGCGCATCGAACTGGAAGCCTTGCAACTGGACGGCTTCGACCTCGACATCACCGGCTTCGACGCCGACGCGCTGGCGGAACTGATCGCGGGCGACGAGCCGGACAACGAGGGTCAGACCGATGAGGATGCGGTGCCGGAGGTTGGCGAGACGCCGATCTCGCGCCCGGGCGATGTCTGGGTGCTGGGCCCACACCGGCTGCTGTGCGGCGATGCCACCGTGGCGGCAAGCTACGAGGCCTTGCTGCAAGGCGAGCCGGTCGACATGGTCTTCACAGACCCGCCGTACAACGTGAACTACGCCAACAGCGCCAAGGACAAGATGCGCGGCAAGGACCGCGCGATCCTGAACGACAACTTGGGCGACGGGTTCTACGACTTCCTGCTGGCGGCACTGACGCCGACGGTGGCGAACTGCCGGGGCGGGATCTATGTGGCGATGTCGTCCAGCGAACTGGATGTGCTGCAGGCCGCGTTCCGCGCCGCCGGGGGCAAGTGGTCGACGTTCATCATCTGGGCCAAGAACACGTTCACGCTGGGTCGCGCCGACTACCAGCGCCAGTACGAGCCGATCCTGTACGGCTGGCCCGAGGGCGCGACACGCCATTGGTGCGGCGACCGCGATCAGGGCGACGTCTGGGCAATCAAAAAGCCGCAGAAGAACGACCTGCACCCGACGATGAAGCCGGTGGAACTGGTCGAGCGCGCGATCCGCAATTCGAGCCGCCCCGGCAACGTGGTGCTCGACCCGTTTGGTGGCTCCGGCACGACGTTGATTGCAGCCGAAAAGTCAGGCCGCGTCGCGCGGCTGATCGAACTCGATCCGAAGTACGTGGACGTGATCGTGCGCCGGTGGGAGGATTTCACCGGCAAGCAGGCCACCCGCGAGGCGGATGGCGCGGTGCTCGATCAGGCGGCCAGCGACTCGTCGAGGATCTCGCAGTGAATCACGAAGCCCGTCAGGTAAGGCAGGCCGCGCGGGATGCCGTACTGCTTGCTGGTCTGGCGGCCAATCGTCCAGCCCATCCAGCGTTGGGTGGCGGCGTTGATCGCATTCGCCAGGGCCTTGCCCTCGTAAAGCCCGTTCTGGACGTCGTCGGCAAAGTGGCGGCCGTGGCGGCTGTCGAGGAAGACCCGTACCGATTCGAGGGGCTGGCCGGTGGCGTCCGAGATGGCGCTCATCGCCAGGGGCCACGCGCCGCTGGCGTGCTCGTTCATCGTGCCCCAAAAGCCCCAGGCTTCGTTCTGGGTGGCGGGGATCGGGATGCTGGTCATGGTGCTTTCTCCTTCGGGTTGATCGTTGCGACACCCGTAGTAACGCGCTGTCCGATTGAGAAGCCAAGCTGTTCTTGGCTTCTTTCTCGATCTTTTTTCAGGCGATGCGGTAGACCCGCTCGCCGCCCTGCGGCTTGTCCGAGACGATGGTCAGGCCGAGCTTTTTCTTGAAGGCTCCGGCAAAGGTGCCGCGCACCGTGTGCGCCTGCCAGCCGGTGGCGGTGCAGATCTGGCCGATGGTTGCGCCCTCGGGGCGTTGCAGCATCCGGATCACTTCGGCCTGCTTGCTGTTGTCGCGCGTGCGCGGCTTGGCCGGTGTCGGCGCTTGCGTCCACGTCGCTTCGGCGGCGGCAACAGCCTGCTCCAGTTCGGCATCGACTTCCGGCGTCGGCTGCGGGATCGTGGGGCGTTTCATGCCCAAGGCGTCGTAGCCCTCGGCGGCGACGCACCAGCCCTCGCCATCGGGCGTGATCAGGGCGCGGTTGAACAGGCCGTCGAGCACCTTTTTGCGCGCGCCGCCTTTGATGTTGTCGGGGAACCAGTCGATCTTGCCGCCGCTGGTGTTGATGGCCTTGGCGAGGATGGCGTGCTGGGCCGGGGTGAGTTGGGTGGTGGTCATGGGCTGCTCCTTCGGGGGTGGTGGATGACGATGTGATGAACGCGCTGTTCGGGAGTGAAGCCAAGCGCTTTCCGCTTGGTTTCGTGGGTTTCCGATCAGTCCTTGGCGATCTCCGCTTCCGTGGCTTTCGGGCTCGACGCGCCGAGTTCGACGCCCGCCTTGAAGGCCGCTTCCAGCGCGTCCCGGATGCACCACACCGCCGTGTCGTGGAAGTCCAGGCTGTCGGCGTGGCGGGTTTGCAGGGTGTCGATGCCCAGATGCTTCTGGGCGATCAGGGTGAGGATGGTGTCGATCTGGCTCATGGCGTTTCCTTTCGGGGTGTGGTTGGCGTGACGTGATGAACGCGCTGTTCCCGATGGAAGCCAAGCTCAATCCGCAGGAATGACGAACAGATGATTGAAGAAGGTGACGATGGGACTCTCGATTCGCGCCTACGCGCGCCACCGTGGCGTGTCGCACGTGGCCGTGAAGAAGGCCATCGACACCGGGCGGATCACCGCACTGCCTGACGGCACGATTGATCCGGATGCGGCGGACGCCCAGTGGGCACAAAACACATTGCAGCCGCGCCGCGCCGCTGCGCAGGAGAAGGTCGGCACCACGAAGGCGCGACCCGCGCTCGCGCCCGCCGAAGCGACACCGCAGCGCGATGTCTCCGACACCAGCACAGCGCCGATGTCGGCGGGCGGTACCTCGCTCTTGCAGGCGCGCACGGTCAACGAGGTGCTCAAGGCCAAGCTCAACAACCTGGAGCTGGCGCACCGCAAGAAGGAACTGGTGGATCGGGCGCAGGCCGTGGCCCACGTTTTCAAGCTCGCACGCATCGAGCGCGACGCGTGGTTGAACTGGCCCGCGCGCATCTCGGGGCAGATGGCCTCAGCGCTTGGCATCGACGCGCACACGATGCACGTCACGCTGGAAGCCGCCGTGCGCGAGCACCTGATCGAACTGGGCGAGCTGCGCCCGCGCGTGGATTGACGATGGACGATTACGAAGGCGCTGTTGAGATCGAACGCGCGTGGCGCGACGGCTTGACGCCTGATCCGCTACTCACCGTGTCGGAATGGTCGGATCGCCATCGGATGCTCTCCAGCAAGGCCTCCGCCGAACCCGGGCGCTGGCGCACCAGCCGCACGCCGTACCTGAAGGCGATCATGGATTGCCTGTCGCCGACCTCGCCGGTTGAGCGCGTGGCGTTCATGAAGGCCGCTCAGCTCGGCGCGACCGAAATGGGATCGAACTGGATCGGCTACGTGATCCACCACGCACCGGGCCCGATGATGGCGGTCTGGCCGACGGTGGAGATGGCCAAGCGCAACTCGAAGCAGCGAATCGACCCGCTGATCGAGGAGTCGGCGGCGCTGGCGGAATTGATCGCGCCCGCGCGCAGCCGGGATTCGGGCAACACGATTCTGGCCAAGGAGTTCCGGGGCGGCGTGCTGGTGATGACCGGCGCGAACAGCGCGGTGGGCCTGCGCTCGATGCCGGTGCGCTACCTGTTCCTCGACGAAGTGGACGGCTACCCGCTGGACGTCGAGGGCGAAGGCGATGCGATCTCGCTGGCCGAGGCGCGCACGCGCACCTTCGCGCGCCGCAAGATCTTCATCGTGTCGACGCCGACGATCTCCGGGGCGAGCGCCATCGAACGCGAGTACGAGGCCAGCGACCAGCGCCGCTACTTCGTGCCGTGCCCGCACTGCAACCACCCGCAGTGGTTGCGCTTCGAGCAACTGCGCTGGGACAAGGGGCAACCGGAAACCGCCGCCTACATCTGCGAATCCTGCGACACGGCGATTGCCGAGCATCACAAGACGTGGATGCTGGAGCACGGCGAATGGCGCGCGATGGCCGAGGGCAAGACGGCGGGATTTCACCTGTCGTCGCTGTACAGCCCGGTGGGCTGGCGCTCGTGGCGCGACATCGCCGCCGCGTGGGAAGCCGCCGTCAACAAGGAATCGGGATCGGCCGCCGCGATCAAGACCTTCAAGAACACCGAGCTGGGCGAGACCTGGGTCGAGGAAGGCGAAGCGCCCGACTGGCAACGGCTGGTCGAGCGCCGCGAGGAGTACCGCATCGGCAGCGTGCCGCAAGGCGGTCTGCTGCTGGTTGGCGGCGCGGACGTGCAGAAAGATCGCATCGAGGCCTCGGTCTGGGCCTTCGGGCGCGGCAAGGAATCGTGGCTGGTCGAGCACCGCGTGCTGATGGGTGACACCGCCCGGGACGCAGTGTGGAGGGCGCTGGCCGCGATGCTGGCCGAGAACTGGACGCACGCCTCGGGCGTGGCAATGCCACTGGCGCGTTTCGCGCTGGACACCGGCTTTGCCACGCAGGAAGCCTACGCCTTCGTGCGTGCCTGCCACGATCCGCGCGTGATGGCGGTCAAGGGCGTGCCACGCGGTGCTGCCCTGATCGGCACGCCGACTGCCATCGATGTCTCGCAGGGCGGCAAGAAGCTGCGCCGGGGCATCAAGGTGTTCACGGTGGCGGTCGGCATCGCCAAGTTGGAGTTCTACAACAACCTGCGTAAGAGCGCGGACGTCGGCGAGGACGGCTTGACCCCGGTGTTTCCGGCCGGGTTCGTCCATCTGCCGAAGATCGACGCCGAGTTCATCCAGCAGCTCTGCGCGGAGCAATTGATCACCCGCCGCGACCGCAACGGCTTCCCGGTGCGCGAGTGGCAAAAGATGCGCGAGCGCAACGAGGCCCTGGACTGCTACGTCTACGCCCGCGCGGCCGCATCCAGCACGGGACTGGATCGCTTCGAGGAACGCCACTGGCGCGAACTGGAGCGGCAACTGGGGGTAGCACCCCCACCGGATGAGCCACCGCCCATCCACGACATCGAATTGAACGAGGCCACCCGACGCGGTGGCCTCGCTGCTTCTGGAACCCGCAATTCCGGTCGGCGCGTCATCCGAAGCCGTTGGCTTCGTTGACGGCGGCCGCTTCAAACCAAGGAGAACACATGAGTCTTGCCACCCGCATCGAGAGTCTGGTCATCCGCGTCGCGCAGGAGTTCAACGACGTCCGGGCCACCGCAGGCAATCTCGCCAACCTGTCCACCACCGACAAGTCGAGTCTGGTCGCGGCGGTCAACGAGCTGAAGGCGGCGGTGCTGTCCGCCACCGCCATCGACGACAGCCAGATCGCCGCCTCCAGCACTTACTCGTCGAACAAGATCGTGTCGCTGCTCGACGCGCTCAAGGCCGACATCCTGGGTGGCGCGGACGCCGCCTACGACACTCTGGTGGAAATCCAGCAGTTGCTGCAGAACGGCACGACGGGTCTGGACGCGCTCCTGGCCGCCGTCAGTCTGCGGGTGCGCTTCGACGCGGCGCAGACCTTGACGGTTGCCGAGCAACTGCAGGCCCGCACCAACATCGGCGCGGTGGCGGCCGCCGATGTCGGGAACACCGACACCGACTTCGTCGTGGTCTTCGACGGGGCGCTGGCCTGATGAGCCTCGCGTCCAGCATCGCCGCTCTTGCGGCGCGCATCGGCTTCGAGGTCAAGACCAAGATCGACGCCACACATCCTGGTCTCGCCCGGGTGTGGGTGAGCTTCGGCTACGAGGGCGGTCAGGTCGTGATCGCCAGCGCGCGCAACGTGGCCAGCGTCGTGCGCACGGCGGCGGGCCGATATCGCGTGCATTTCGCCGTGGCGATGCCGGATGCGAACTACTGCTGGACGGCGCTCGCACGCAGCAGCGTCAACAGCGGCCAGCAACGAGTGGCCGTCGTGCGCGCCAGCTCCGACCTCAAGACGGCCCAGTACGTCGACATCTCCTGTGCGACGACTGCAACGTCGTTCGACGACTCCTCCGAAATCAATCTCGTGGTGTACCGTTGATGGCCTACACAGAAATCCAACTCCAGGCCTTGGAGAGCGCGCTCGCCAAGGGCGAACGGCGCGTGACCTTTGCCGACAAGACGGTCGAGTACCGCTCGGTCGACGAACTGATGGCCGCGATCCGCGAGGTCAGGCGCGGACTGCTGCAGCAGGCGGCTGAAACCGGGCTGCTGCCCGGTGCGCCGCGCCAGATCCGGGTCACGACGTCGAAGGGGTTCTGATGGCCTGGACAACATCACGAACGCCAGCAAGCTGGCTAGGCAAACTCCGTAGCCTCTTCGGTCAGCCTCCCGTCCACGAGGCAGCGGGGCGTGGTCGTCGCTCGCTGGCGTGGATGCCCGGCAACCCCGGCGCGGTCGCCGCGATGCTGGCGACCAGCAACGAACTGCGCGGCAAGAGCCGTGACCTCGTGCGCCGCAATGCCTGGGCGCAGGCAGGCATCGAAGCCTTCGTGGCCAACGCGGTCGGCACCGGCATCAAGCCGCAGAGCCTGTCGCCCGACGAGGCGTTCAAGGCCGAAGTGCAGGCGCTGTGGCGCGACTGGACGGCGGAAGCCGACGCCGCCGGTCAGACTGACTTCTACGGTTTGCAGGCGCTGGCCTGCCGCGCAATGCTCGAAGGCGGCGAATGCCTGATCCGCTTGCGGCCGCGACGCCCGGAGGACGGGCTGGTCGTGCCGCTGCAGCTTCAGTTGCTGGAGCCCGAGCACCTGCCGATCAATCTGAACACCGATCTTCCTTCGGGCAACGTCGTGCGCTCCGGCATCGAGTTCGACAGCCTGGGGCGGCGCGTCGCCTACCACCTGTACCGCTCGCATCCCGAGGACGGGCGTCTTGCGCCGATGTCGGGCCAGGGCGGGATGGACACGGTGCGCATCCCGGCTGCGGAAATCATCCATCTGTTCCGCGTGCTGCGCCCAGGCCAGATTCGCGGCGAGCCGTGGTTGTCGCGGGCGCTCGTCAAGCTCAACGAACTCGACCAGTACGACGACGCCGAACTGGTGCGCAAGAAGACCGCCGCGATGTTCGCGGGCTTCGTCACGCGCGCCAACCCGGAAGACAACCTGATGGGCGAAGGCGCAGCCGACGCCGAAGGGATTGCGTTCGCCGGGCTGGAGCCGGGAACGCTGCAGATTCTGGAGCCCGGCGAGGACATCAAGTTCTCCGATCCCGCCGACGTGGGCGGTTCGTACTCCGAGTTCCTGCGCACGCAGTTCCGCGCGGTTGCCGCCGCCATCGGCATCACCTACGAACAACTGACCGGCGATCTGACCGGCGTGAACTACTCGTCCATCCGTGCCGGGATGCTGGAGTTCCGGCGGCGCTGCGAGATGCTGCAGCACGGCGTGCTGGTGCATCAGCTGTGCCGTCCGGTGTGGGCGGCGTGGATGAAGCAGGCCGTGCTCGCCGGGGCGCTCGAAGCGCCGGGCTTCGCGCGTGGCGGGCCCGCCCGTCGTCGTCAGTACCTCGCCGTGAAGTGGATTCCGCAGGGCTGGCAGTGGGTCGATCCGGAGAAGGAATTCAAGGCGATGTTGCTGGCCATCCGCGCGGGCTTGATGTCGCGCTCGGAAGCCATCTCGGCCAACGGCTACGACGCCGAAGACGTCGACCGCGAGATCGCCGCCGACAACCAGCGCGCCGACGACCTCGGCCTGATCTTTGATTCCGACCCTCGCTACACGTCGAAGGACGGCGGCAGCGCGGAACCCAACCGCAACGCCGTCACACCCGACGCCACCGGCAGCCAGTCGATTTCCTGACTCGTCGCCTGACCGTTTTCCAGAAGGATTCCCATGACCGTGCTGCCACATCTGGCGGCGCGCCTCTTTGGCGTGCCGCTGGCGATCCATCGCCCGAAACTCGACGTCATCCTGTCCGTGCTCGGTGCGCGCATTGGCCTGACCGACATGGTCGTGCCCGCGGACTACGCGCCGACCACACGCCCACTGTCGCCTGCGACCGGCAAGGTCGCCGTCATCCCGATCCACGGCACGCTGGTGCGCCGCACCTCCGGCCTCGAAGCCGTGTCGGGCCTCGCCAGCTACACCAGCATCGCCGCGCAACTGGACGCGGCGTTGGCCAGCCCTGAGGTCGCCGCGATCCTGCTCGATGTCGATTCGCCCGGCGGCGAATCCGGCGGCGTGTTCGACCTGGCCGACCGCATCCGCGCGGGCGTGCAAGTCAAGCCGGTCTGGGCCGTGGCCAACGACATGGCGTTCTCGGCGGCCTACGCACTGGCGTCCGCCGCGAGCCGAGTGTTCGTCGCGCGCACCGGCGGCGTCGGCTCGATTGGCGTCATCGCCATGCACATCGATCAGTCGGTGAAGGACGCGAAGGATGGCGTTCGCTATACCGCCGTGTTCGCGGGCGAGCGCAAGAACGACCTCAACCCGCACGAACCGATCTCCGACGAGGCGCATGCCGTCCTGAAGGCCGAGGTGGATCGCGTCTACGACCTCTTCGTCGAGACGGTCGCTCGCCATCGCGGCCTCGACGCCGACGCCGTGCGCGCCACCGAAGCGGGCCTGTTCTTCGGCCCGGATGCCGTCGGCGCTGGTCTGGCCGATGCGGTCGGCGGCTTCGACGACGCGCTCTCGCAGCTCACCCAATCGCTTTCCCCACTCCCGACTCAGGTGGCTTCGGCCAGCCAAGCGGGCCTTTTTCGCAACCACCAGATGGAGTCATCCATGAATGATCGAACCGACCCCGCTGCTCTTGATCGGCCTCTTGCTGATCCTGCTGGCAATCCTCCTCAACCCTCCGCCACCGCCTCCACCGCCACGGCAATGACCGTGGCCGACGCCGTCGAAATCGCCCAGACCTGCACGTTGGCTGGGCGCACCGACCTGATCGCGGGCTTCCTCGAAGCGCAGGCCTCGCCCGCCAAGGTGCGCAGCCAGCTCCTGGCCGCGCAGGCCGACGCCAGTCCCGAAATCACCAGTCGCATCACGCCCGATGCCGTTCGCCCTTCGGCCAGCAATCCGCTGATCGATGCAGCAAAGCAGATCGCGGCGCAATCCACCGCCTTCAAGAAGGAGATCTGAAATGTCCGTTCTCGCCGAACCCCTGAACCTGGGCGACCTGCTCAAGTACGAAGCACCCAACCTCTACTCGCGCGACCGCGTCACGGTCGCATCGGGTCAAAACCTGCCGCTGGGAACGGTGCTCGGCATCGTCACCGCCAGTGGCAAATACAAGCAGATCGATCCGTCCGCCGAGGACGGCACGCAGGTCGCCGCAGGCGTGCTGCTGCAAGCCTGCGATGCCACTTTGATCGACCGCGATGACGGCCTCGTCGTCGCGCGCCACGCCGTCGTCGCCCATCACGCGCTCGCGTGGCCCGATGCCATCACCACCGCCGAACAACTCACCGCCATTGCGCAGCTCAAGGCGCTGGGCGTCCTCGTCCGTCAAGGAGCCTGACCATGAACAACCCCTTCAGCAATCCCGCCTTCTCGATGGCCGCGCTGACCGCCGCCATCAACATCCTACCCAACCGCTACGGCCGTCTGGAAGAACTGAACCTGATGCCGCCCAAGCCGGTGCGCCAGCGCCAGATCGTCGTCGAGGAAATGAACGGCGTGCTCAACCTGCTGCCCACGCTGCCGCCGGGCTCGCCCGGCACGGTCGGCGTGCGCGGCAAGCGCAAGCTGCGTTCCTTCGTCGTGCCGCACATCCCGCACGACGACGTGGTGCTGCCCGAGGAAGTGCAAGGCATCCGCGCCTTCGGTTCGGAAACCGAAACCGAGACGGTCGCGGGCGTCGTCGCGCGCCATCTGGAGACGATGCGCAACAAGCACGCGATCACCTTGGAGCACCTGCGCGTCGGCGCGCTCAAGGGCGTGATCCTCGATGCCGATGGCTCGGTGCTCTACGACCTGTTCGATGCCTTCGAGATCGCCCAGCAGACCGTGGCCTTCGAGTTGGGCACGGCGGGAACCAACGTCAAAGCCAAATGCACCACGGTGCTGGCGACCATCGAGGAGAACCTCAAGGGCGAGTTCATGAACGGCGTCCATTGCCTGTGTTCGGCGGAGTTCTTCGCTGCGCTCACCGGTCACGCCAAGGTCGAGAAGGCGTTCGAGAACTGGCAGAACGGGGCCATCCTCATCAACGACGTGCGTCGCGGCTTCACCTACGGCGGAATCACCTTCGAGGAGTACCGGGGCCAGGCCACCGATGCCAGTGGCACCGCCCGCCGCTTCATCGCCGCCGGTGAGGCCCACGCTTTCCCGCTGGGCACCATCGACACCTTCGGCACCTACTTCGCACCGGCGGACTTCAACGAGACCGTCAACACGGTGGGCCAGCCGCTGTACGCCAAGCAGGAGCCGCGCAAGTTCGACCGGGGCACCGACCTGCACACGCAGTCCAACCCGCTGCCGATGTGCCATCGCCCCGGCGTGTTGGTCAAGCTGACGGTGGCGTGATGGGCATCGTGGAACAGATCTACGCCTCAGCGGGTAACGCTGGGCTGCTCAGGGAGTGCCGCTGGCAACCGTCGGATGGCAGTCTCGCCCAGCAGCATCCAGTGGGCTTCGCCGCGCCCGACGACACCGTGTTCGATGGGCTGGCCTCGACCACCGACCACCAGATGTCGTATCCGGCGTCGGTGTTTATGGGTCTGGCCCCGCGCGACACGGTGGAGATCGGCAGCGTGATCTATCAGGTGCGCGACATCCGGGCCGTGGGCGATGGCTCGGAGATGCGCGCCAAGCTCACGAGACTCTGACCCGTGTCCGGCAACTCGATCCGCGAACAGATTCTGCTCGCGGTGATGGCGGCCGTCCGCACGCCGGTGGAATCGCTTGGGGCGACCTTGCACCGCTCGCCCACGGTGGCCATCAGCCGGGAGCAATGCCCGGCGCTGGTGGTGTTCCCCGAGTCCGAATCCATCACCGAGCGCGCCAACGACCGCGTCACGCGCGAACTGATCGTGCGCCTCGTCGCGCTGGCACGCGCGGTGCCGCCCGCGATTCCGGAGACAGAAGCCGACCGGCTGCTCACCGCCGCTCACGCCGCGCTGCTGGCCGACCGGAATCTGGGCGGCTTGTGCCTTGGCATCCGCGAGCAGGAATGCGAATGGGACGTCGAGGACGCCGACGCGGTGGCCGCCGCTATTCCCGCGCGCTACGCGATCACCTACCGGACGCTCGGCACCGATCTTTCAACCAAGGGATGACACCCATGACATCACTCGTTTTGATCCGCCCACACACCCACGCGGGCATGCCGCTCCAGCCGGGCGAACGGCTTGACGTGGAAAGCGGCACCGCCGACTGGCTCATCGCCAATGGCATCGCCCGCCACGACCGCCAGCCCGCACCCGTGCCGCAGCCGGAAGGCGACGGCACCCCCATCGAACCCAAAACCACCCAACGCAAGGAATCCAAATCATGAGCACCTATGCATCGTTCCAAGGCCGCGTCTTCCTCGGCAAGCGCGATATCGACGGCCTGCCCATCGAAGTGCGCTCGCCCGGCAACGTCGCCGAGTTGAAGCTCTCGCTCAAGACCGACGTGCTGGAGCACTACGAGAGCCAGACCGGCCAGCGCTCGCTCGACCACCGGATGGTCAAGCAGAAGTCGGCCACCGTGAACCTCACCATCGAGGAGTTCACAAAAGAAAACCTCGCCCTGGCCCTCTACGGCAACCACGTCACCGGCAGCACCGGCACGGTGACCGCCGAACCCATCGGCGGTGCTGCGCCCGTGGTCGGCGACCGCTACTTCTTCGCGCACCCGAAGGTGTCGGCGCTGGTGGTGACCGACTCGGCGGGCACGCCCGCGACGCTGACCGCAGGCACGCACTACACCGCCGACACCGACTTCGGTGCCCTCCAGTTTCTGGATACCACCGGCTTCACCGCGCCGTTCAAGGCGGCCTACAGCTACGGTGTTGCCACCGAGATCGGCATCTTCACGCAGGCGCTGCCCGAACGGTTCCTGCGCCTGGAAGGCGTCAACACCGCGCAGGGCAACGCCAAGGTGCTGGTGGAGCTGTACCGCGTGGCCTTCGATCCGCTGAAGGAGATCTCCTTCATCTCGGACGAGTACAACAAGTTCGAGCTGGAAGGCTCGCTGCTGGCCGACACCACCAAACCCTATGACGCGGTGCTCGGCCAGTTCGGCCGCATCGTGCAACTGTGATGGGGGCTGCCATGAGCGATCTGGAAACCCTCATCCCGCAGGCGGTGGAACTGGTCATCGACGGCGAGCCGCTGGCCATCAAGCCGCTCAAGGTCGGCCAGATGCCCGCCTTCCTGCGCGCCATCACGCCGGTGATGCAACAGATCGGAGGCGATGGTATCGACTGGCTGGCGCTGTTCGGCGAGCGCGGCGACGACCTGCTGACGGCGGTGTCGATTGCCGTCGGCAAACCGCGCGCGTGGGTCGATGAGCTGGCCGCCGACGAGGCGATTCTGCTCGCGGCCAAGGTGATCGAGGTCAACGCCGATTTTTTTACCCGGACGGTGATGCCTCGGCTCGACGGGCTGATCGCGCAGACGGGCGCGACGGCAGCAATGGCCACGGCTGGTTCGACACCGTCCAGCACCTGATCGCCCACGGCCACCGGTTGCCGGACATCTTCGGCTACACCTTGGCGCAGGTGCGCGGCTTCGCCGCCGCCGCCGCGCGGGAGGACGCCGCACGCGATGCGCGGCTGCTCTCGCTGATCGCCATCGGCGCACGCGGCGAAGCCCGTCACCTTGACCAGACCCTCGACAGGCTCACCGATCAGGCAATCAGCCATGCGCATCTCGGTTCGCATCGATAGCAAGGCCGCGCAGGCGCAACTGCGCCGCTGGGGCGGCGAGTTCCGCGACAAGGTCAAGCAGGCGGTCGCGCGCGGCATCGCCAGCGAGGCCGCCGAGCTCAAGCAGGACGTGCGCAGCCACGTCGCGGGCCAGATGGCGGTGGTCAAGAAGTCCTTCGTCAAGGGCTTCACCGCCAAGGTGCTGGACAAGGATCGGAGTCGGCTGCCCGCGCTCTACGTCGGCTCGCGCATCCCGTGGTCTGGCATCCACGAGCGTGGCGGCGTCATCGGTGGCCGGATGCTGATCCCGCTGCACGGGCGCGTGGGCAGCAAACGCTTCAAGGCGCAGATCGCCGAGCTGATGCGCGGCGGCAATGCCTATTTCATCAAGAACGCCAAGGGGAACATCGTGCTGATGGCCGAGAACATCAAGGAACACGACCGGCCACTGTCGGGCTTCAAGCGCCGCTACCGCAAGGCCGAGGGCGTCAAGCGCCTCAAGCGCGGCGCGGACGTGCCCATCGCCGTGCTGGTGCCCAAGGTCGTGCTCAAGAAGCGCCTGAACGTCGAGCGCATCGTCGCCGCTCGCATCCCGCGCCTCTCCGCGCGCATCGAGAAGCAGTTGCGGTTGGTGGACTGAAATGGCGAACCGCATTTCCATCCTCGTCGCGCTCGAAGGGGCCGACGAGGGGCTCAAACGCGCCATCACCTCGGCCGAACGCAGCCTCGGCGGGTTCGGCTCCAGCGCCAAGACCGCAGGCGACAAGGCCGCCGCCGGGATGGCCGAGGTCAAGGCCGGAATGAACGCCTTCGGCGATCAGGTCGCCAAGGCCAAGACGCAGTTGCTGGCCTTCCTCACCCTCAACTGGGCGGCGGGCAAGGTGCAGGAGATCGTCCAGATCGCCGACGCCTGGAACATGATGTCCGCGCGCCTCAAGCTCGCCACCGCAGGCCAGCGCGAATACGCGGTCGCGCAGAAGGAGCTGTTCGCCATCGCGCAGCGCATCGGCGTGCCGATCCAGGAGACGGCCACGCTCTACGGCAAGCTCCAGCAGGCCGTGCGGATGCTGGGCGGCGAGCAGAAGGACGCGCTCTCGCTCACCGAGAGCATCTCGCAGGCGCTGCGCATCTCCGGCGCATCGGCCACCGAGGCGCAGTCGTCCCTGCTGCAGTTCGGGCAGGCCTTGGCCTCGGGCGTGCTGCGCGGCGAGGAATTCAACTCCGTCGTCGAGAACAGCCCGCGTCTGGCCAAGGCGCTCGCCGATGGCCTGAACGTTCCCATCGGACGGCTGCGCAAGCTCGCCGAGGAAGGGCGGCTCACCGCCGACGTGGTGGTCAACGCGCTGATGAGCCAGAAGGACAAGCTGGCCGCTGAGTACGCGCAACTGCCGATGACCGTCAGCCAGGCCTTCACGCGCCTGTCGAACGCCTTCGGCCAGTGGATCAGCAAACTCGACGAATCGACCGGCTTCACCAAGAGGTTCGCCGAGGCGCTGACGTGGCTGTCGGAGAATCTGGACACGGTGATGAAGTGGCTGGGGCGCATCGCCGAGGTCGGGCTCGCGGTGCTGGTCTACCGCCTGATCCCGGCGCTGATCATCGCGTGGCAGACGGCGGGCGCGGCAGCAGTGACGGCGGCCAGCACCACGGCGGCGGCGTGGGCGACGGCGAACCTGTCGCTCTCCAATGCCATCGCCCCGGTGGGCAAGCTGCGCGTGGCTTTCGGCGTCCTCGGCGCGGCCATCATCGGCTGGGAGATCGGCACGTGGCTGTCGGAGAAGTTCGAGATCGTCCGCAAGGCGGGCATCTTCATGGTCGAGGTGCTGATGAAGGGCATCGAGCACCTGCGCTTCCAGTGGGAAGTGTTCGCAGCCATCTTCAGCTCCGACACCATCGCCGAAGCCACGAAGCGCCACGAGCAGCGGCTCGCGGAGATGAATCGCATCTTCGCCGAGATGTACGCCGACGCCACCGAAGGCGCGAACGCGGCCAAGGGCGCGATGAACACCGCCGCGACCGCCGCCGAGGAGATCGCCAAGCGGCTCGAAGCCGTGCGCCAGGGCACGCAGGAAGCGGTCGGACGCGGCATCGAGGCGGTGCACGCCGCGCTGGAAAAGCTCAAGTCCCGGCTGGGCGAGGTCGAACAGGCGGTGGGCAAGGCCCAAGGCGTGGTCAACGACGCCACCGCCAAGATGGCCGAGGCCTACAAGGGGCTGACCTCCATCGTCGAGGCCAGCCTCGCGCAGCAGGTGCAGGCGGTGAAGAACCGCTACGAGCAGGAGAAGGCGGCGCTCGACCTCACCCAGCAGTCCGAAACCGCCAAGATCACCAAATCCACCCAGCTGCTCACCGAGGCGCTGACGCAGCAGGCCACCCTGCGCCGTCAGGCCACGACCGAGACGCTCGGCCTGATCGATCAGGAAACGCAGGCGCGCAAGGACGCCGCTGCCCGGCAAGGCCAGACCGAGGAAGAGCGCCGCGCCAACGTGCAGCGGGTCGAGAACGACATCCTCGCCACCAAGCGCCAGACCTTGACGCAGGCGCTCTCCGAGTACCGCCAGCACATCGACGCGCTCAACGCCGAAGCCAACCGGCATCTGGCCGAAGTGCAGCGCATCGAGGAAGCCAAGCGCCAGTTGTCGATGTCCACGGAGGAGCGCATCCGCGACATCCGCCGTCAGGGCATGACGGAGTACGAGGCCACCGAGGATCGCAAGCGCCAGATCGCCGAGATGCAGGAGCAGGCGCGCCGGGCGCTGGCCAACGGCGAGTTGGAGCTTGCCCGTCAGCTCGCGCAGAAGGCGATGGACATGGCCGCGCAGGTGGCCACCAGCCAGACCAACGAGGCCAAGCGCGGCGAGGAAGCGCGCAAGCAGTCCGAACAGGCGGTGTCACAGGTCACGCAACTGGAAGCGCAGTCGCGCGAGGCCTACCGCAGGCAGGAATACCAGCAGGCCGCCGACCTGATGCGGCAGGCCGATCAGCTGCGCGCCGAACTGGCGCAGAAGGCCAAGGACGCCGATGCGCAGGCCGCGCAAGGCAAACAGGGCGTGCGCGACGCCATCGACCGCATCCGCCAGTCCGAGGAAATCCTCAACCAGACGCTGGACGCCGAAGCGAAGGCGCACCAGACGGCGGCACGCTCGGCGATCATCGCACGCGATGAGATTCAGCGCACGCTGACCGAGACCACACGCCAGATCGACGACATCACCGCCAAGCTCAAGGACGGTCTGAAGGTCACGCTCGACGCCGACACCACGCGCTTCGACAAGGCCATCGCCGATCTGGACAAGGCCCTGGCGGAAAAGGAGTACCTGCTCCAGATCCAGGCCGACCTGCAGGAAGCGGAGAAGAAGCTCAAGGAATACGAGGCGCTCCTGAAGGAAGGCAAGACGCTGCCGGTCGATGCCGACGTGTCCAAGGCGAAGGAAGCGCTGGACAAGCTCAAGACCTACGCCGACCAGAACGCGCAATTCGAGCTGAAGGTGGCGACCGAGAAGGCGCAGGCGGCCATCACCAATGTCGAGGGGATGATCAAGGCGCTGGATCGCATTCAGACCGAATCTCAGCATCAGGTGGCCAGCAACGTCGGTGCGGTACGCGCGGAGATCGACAGCCTCAACGGGCGCAACACCTCCAGCACCCACACCATCTATGTGACCAAGGTGGAAACCAATGCCACGGGCGGTCTGGTCGGTGGCGCGGGTGGTGGTGTCCGTCACTTTGCCGACGGTGGCGCGGTGGCTCCGGCCTTTCCCCGGATGAGCGGTGGCTCGGTGCCCGGCTCCGGCCACCACGACACCGTGCCGCGCACGCTGGACGCCGGTGCCTTCGTGATCCGCAAGGCAGCCGTGCAGAAGTACGGCAGCGGCGCGCTCTCGCGGTTGGCCAGTGGTGTCGCGCGCTTTGCCACCGGTGGCTTTGTGGGTGGTGGAACGCCCAAGAAAAACCGCGAAGTCGTCCAGGCGCAAAAGATGATGGAACTGGGCATGCAGAGCATCAACACCGGCAGTTGGGGCGGTCCGATTGCCAATCAGGCCACGCGCAATCACTGGTCGAAGCTGTGGAACCTGGACAAGCCTGTGCTCGAACGCATGGAGGCACTCAAGACCTTGACGAGCCGGGAGAAGGGGGCGCTGACGACGATTGCCGAGCGCTGGCAATGGGCCATGAACAACAGCAAGCAAGACCTGGAGCGCGAGCTGATCGACTACATGGAAGAGAACCAGGGCGAGTTCTACCGGCGCGGCGGGCTGTCGAAGTCCGACACCGTGCCCGCGATGCTCACGCCGGGCGAATACGTGGTCAACCGCTCGGCGGTGGCGCGCCTGGGTGTGGGCTTTTTCGAGGCCATCAACAACCTGAGCGCCCCAGCGCGGGTGCTGGCCGGGAACGCATTGGCCAGCATCCAGGGTTTTGCCACCGGTGGCCTGGTGCAGCCTGCAGCCGCGAACCTCGCGCGCCCGCAGCTGTCCGATGCCAGCCCCGCGCGCACCGTGCGCGTGGAACTGGCCGCAGGCCACAGCACGGTCAACGTCACCGTGGACGCTCGCGACGAATCCCGCCTTCTGCAACTGCTGGCCACGGCCCGCACCCGCACGTCTTGACCGTGCATTCCTGTTTCTTCGTCTGAGATTTCCCGATGCAACTGAAGAACCTCACCACCGGGGTGTCTCTGCCATTGCCCGACGACTTGCTGTGGAGCGACGAGCACGCGTGGTCGCCCGCCGTGGCGTCCACGTCCTACCTCATCACGGGTGCCTTGTTGATCCAGTCCGCCACCCGGCAGGCCGGTCGCCCGATCACCTTGGCGGGCGCACCCGACATGGCGTGGGTGACGCGCGCCACCGTCGAGCAGTTGCGTGCGTGGGCGGCGATCCCGGTGGGCGGCACCACGGGCCGCTTCGAACTGAGCTTCACCGATGGCCGCGTCTTCACGGTCGCCTTCCGCCACGCGGAGACAGCCATCGAGGCCGAACCCGTGCTGGGCATTCCGGCGCGATCCGGCTCCGACTTCTACCGCCTGACCCTTCGATTCCTGGAGATTTGAGATGCCGATTCAATCCGGCGACGTGAAACTGCTGAAGTCCGCCGTGATGGCGGACGTGCCCGAAGGCGGCGGCGCACCCACGGGCCTCGTGATCGCCGACGGCGTCTCGAATGCCATCTTCCCCGACATCTCCGAGCTGGATCGCGCCGGAGGCCGCGTCAACCTGCGCAAGAGCTTCGTGCAGGTGGCCACCGACGACACCGACACCTACTTCGGGGCCAACGTCATCGTGGCCGAGCCGCCGCAGGACGCGCGCGTCAGCGTCACGCTGTTCTCCACCAAGAAGACCTTCGACACCCGCGAGCAGGCGCAGACCCGCATCGAGGCCTACCTCAACAAGGGCCCCGAGTGGGCGGGCTATCTGTTCGAGAACCACATCGCGGGCCAGCGCGTGGTGCAGTTGTTCCAGCGCCCGAGCGACGCCGTGCCCAACGTCGGCCAGACCCTCGTCCTGATCGAGAACGAAGGCCTGCCGACGCAGAAGGAGCAGTACATCCGCGCCACCGCCGTGTCGGTGGTCGAGCGCACCTTCACCTACAACACCGACCAGGACTACAAGGCGGCGGTCGTCACGGTGGCGATCAGCGACGCGCTGCGCTTCGATTTCACCGGCTCGCCCGCGACGCGTACCTTCACGCGCGCCAACAACGCCACCCGAACGCGCGACACGGTGGTCGCCGATGCGGGCACCTACGTCGGCGTGGTGCCGCTGACGCAAGCGGCCAATGTGGGCGACTTCACCCTCAAGGGCGCGTCCATCTACACGCAGCTCGTGCCCAGCGCCCAGACCGAGACGCCGATCTCGTTCGTGCCGCCGTATGCCGCAGCGGGCTTGCCGGTGCCGGGCGCGGCACCCGTGAGTTACACGGCCAGCCACGCCTGGAACACCACCCTCAAGTTCAATCTGCCGGGCGGCTGCCTGCCCGGATCGCTGTCCATCGTCACCGACGGCGTCACGATCTTCGACGACGCGGGCCTGCTCAAGACCGCCAGCGGCACGCTGGGCACCATCGACTACGCCAACGGCATCCTGAGCTTGAACTCGGGCTCGATGTCTTCAGCGAAGTCCATCACCTACACGCCCGCCGCGTCTTTGCAGCGCGCGCCGCAAAGCTCGGAGATCGCGGTCACGCCGGAGTCGCGCAGCCAGTCCTACGTCGGCACCGTGAACCCGGTGCCGCAGCCCGGCACGCTTTCCATCAGCTACATGGCGCAGGGCCGCTGGTACGTGCTGTCGGATGGTGGCAACGGCTCGCTCAAGGGGCTGGACGCCAGCTACGGCGCGGGCACCTTCAACAAGAACACCGGGGCCTTCGTGGTAACGCTGGGCGCGCTGCCCGACGTGGGCTCGTCCTTGATCCTGACGTGGAATGTGCCGACGCAGGAAACGCAGCAGCCGACCGCCGCCCTGAAGATCTCGCAGGCCTTGCAGCTCGCCCCGCCAGAAGGCAAGAGTGTGCAGCCGGGAACGCTCACCATCACCTGGCCGCACGAGAGCGGCACCGGCACATGCACGGCGTCCGCCGCCACCTCCGGCATGCTCAGTGGAGCCGCCACCGGCAATCTGAACGTCGCGCAGAACCTCTTGAGCTTCGCACCCAACGTGCTGCCGCCTGTCGGCGCGCTGCTGACGGTGGACTACGTCGCGGGCCCCAAGCAGGAAGACAGCTTCGCGCACCCCTCGCGCGACGGTCAGGGCAAGGTGCCGGTGACCGCGACCCTGGGCTCCATCGAGCCGGGTTCGCTGGAGATCGAATGGAACACCCTGACCGACACCGCCGTGCTCGGGGTCTACACGTTGCAGCAGATTCAGGCGATGGGGCTGGGCCTGTGGAACGGCGTCGATCCCACGCAATACGCCCGCGACGATGGTGCGGGCAACGTGCTGCGCTCCGGCGTCGTCATCGGCAGCGTCAACTACGCCACCGGGGCGGTGCAGTTCCAGCCCGACGTCACGGTCAAGATTCCGAGCCCCGTCTATGGCGCGCAACGCCTCGGCTGGGCTGCGGGCGTGGGCCAGATGTTCCGCCTCAACTACGGCGGCATCAGTTACGTGGATGCACCGTCGCTGTACCCGAACGACGAGTCCGGCTACGTCAAGCTGCGCTACAACAGCGCGGGCTCGACCAGCAACCACAGCGAGACGTTCGCGTTTAGCCCGTCGTTTCGGCTGGTGCCGGGCGTGAACGCGCAGGTGGTGACCGGCACGGTGCTGCTCGCCATCGCAGGCAGCCAGCCCTGGGGCGACAACGGTCAGGGCACGCTGCGTGAGTTCACGCCCAGCGGCTGGATCACGCGCGGCAGCATCAACTACCTCTCGGGCGCGGTGACGCTCAGCTCCTGGTCGGCGGGCGCGGCCAACAGCATCACGCGCGCCAGTTGCGTGACCACCGTTGGCGAGAACATATCCAGCGAGTACGTGTTCCGCACCGGTGCCGCGCCGCTGCGCCCGGGATCGCTGTCCATCCAGTTCGCCCGTGCCGTGGGTGGCACGCAGACCGTGACGGCAGGCATCGACGGCACGATCAGCGCGTCCGGCGTCAGCGGCAATGTCGATTACGACACCGGCCTCGTGCGCGTGCGCTTTGGCACCGTGGTCACGGCGGCGGGCAACGAGACGGAGCCGTGGTTCGATGCCGAGAACGTCCGCGCTGACGGCAAGATCTTCCGGCCCGAGCCGGTGGCGGCCTCCAGCCTGCGCTATAGCGCCGTGGCCTACAGCTATCTGCCCCTGGACGCGGCGCTGCTGGGCATCGACCCAGTGCGCCTGCCCAGCGACGGGCGGGTGCCGATCTTCCGGCCCGGTGGCTTTGCGGTGGTCGGCCACACCGGTCGCATCACGACGTCGGTCAGCAACGGCCAGACCATCGACTGCGCGCGGGTGCGCCTGTCGCGGGTGCGCGTGGTCGGCAACGACGGCGTGGTCATCCACACCGGCTACGTCACCGATCTGGAAGCGGGCACGGTTACCTTCACCAACGTGGCGGGCTACAGCCAGCCGGTGACCATTGAGCACCGCATCGAGGATATGGCCGTGGTGCGCGATGTGCAGATCAACGGCGAGATCAGCTTCACGCGGCCTCTGACGCACGCCTATCCGCTGGCCAGTCCCGGCGATCCGGTCTCCGGCAGTTTCGTCTCCAGTGCGCTGGTGGCCGGAGACCTGTTCGCCCGCGTGAACCTCGTGTTCGACCAGAGCACCTGGAACGGCGGCTGGTCGGATGAGTTGGTGGGCAGCGCCGCCACCGCCACCTTCAACCACACGCAGTACCCGATCACGGTCAGCAATCGCGGGGCGCTGACCGAGCGCTGGGTGGTGCGGATGACCAACAGCACCTCGTTCGAGGTCATCGGCGAGAACGTCGGCGTGATCGCCACCGGCAACACCAGTGCCGACTGCGCGCCCAACAACCCGGCGACCGGGGTGCCGTACTTCCGCCTGCCCGCGCTCGGCTGGGGCAACGGCTGGGCCACCGGCAACGTGCTGCGCTTCAACACCATCGGAAGCCAGTTCCCGGTGTGGGTGGTGCGCACCGTCCAGCAGGGCCCGGAGTCCGTTCCCGACGACCACTTCACGTTGCTGATTCGCGGCGACGTCGACACCCCTTGACCATAAGGAATCAATGCAATGGCTGACCTCACCGTCAAATACTTCAACAGCGGCATGACCGGCGCGCCGCAGATCTCCAACAACTGGGGCGATCTGGTGACGATGCTCGACGCCTGCCTCGTCAACGGCTTCGCCCTCAAGGCCATCGACACGCTGACCTTCGCCGATGGCATCGCTACGGCCACCATTTCCAGCGGCCACGCCTATCGGCCATTTCAGGTGGTCGAGATCGCAGGAGCCGAGCAGCCCGAGTACAACGGATCGTTCCGCGTACTGACGACGACCACGACCGCCTTCACCTACGCGGTGACGGGAGCACCGGTGTCGCCCGCGACGACGACCACGAACCTGAGTGCCAAGGTGGCTTCACTCGGCTGGGAGAAGCCGTTCGCGGGAACGAGCAAGGCCGCCTACCGCAGCAAGAACCCGCAGTCGCCGCAGAACATCCTGCTGATCGACAACAGCCTCAAGACGCCCAACTACACGACGGGCTGGGCCAAGTGGGCCAACGTCGGCATCGTCGAAGACCTGTCGGACATCGACACCATCGTTGGCGCGCAGGCCCCCTATGACCCGAACAACCCGACGCAGAACTGGAAGCAGGTCACTGCCAGCCAGTGGGGTTGGTACAAATGGTTCCACGCCCGAAGCAATCAGTACGAGAGCAACGGCGACAGCGGCGGAGGTGGCCGTAACTGGGTGCTGATCGGTGACGACCGCCTGTTCTTCCTGTTCTGCACCAATGCAGCGGGCTACGGCTGGTATGGCCGCAATTGCTACTGCTTCGGCGACATCACGAGCTTCAAGCCGGGCGACAACTACGCCACGGTGCTGGCTGCCGACGACAACTACTCGGGCATGAGCAACTACTGGAGCTATCCCGGGCAGTTCAGCGGCTACGGTCTGGTCTCGTCGCTGGACTTCACGGGCAAGGTGCTGCTGCGCAATCACACCCAGCTCGGCAACCCGGTGCGCTTCGGGCTGACCTCCCTGAACACGAATAATGGCCAGCAGATCTGCGGTCGTGGCCCGACGCCGTTCCCGAACGGGGCGGACTACAGCCTGTGGCTGCTGCCCACCTACGTGAGGCAAGAGGACGGCCATATGCGCGGCATCCTGCCGGGGATGCTGTGGATGCCCCAAGACCGCCCCTATAGCGATCAGACCATCGTCGACAACGTGGTCGGTCAGGCGGGCAAGCGCTTCCTGCTGGTCAGGACGCAGTACAGCTCGGAAACCGAAGGCGCGCAGATCGCGTTCGACATCACCGGGCCGTGGAGGTGATCCGTGGCCTACCCGTTGAGCGACACCTTCGCCGCCGCCCCTTTGAGCGGCTACACCACGGTGCTGGGCAGCATGTCCGCCAGCCACAACAGCGCCCAGCAGGCCATCGACCTCTCGGCTCCGAACGCCCAATCGATCCTGCGCTTCAACGAGACGGCGCACGGTGACTTCTGGTTCGAGGCCGATGTCGAGCTCCTGACCGACCCAAGCGCCCGCAAGCACATCGGTCTGTGGATGACCACGGGCAACGGTGCCGAGGGCTACCGATTCGCCCATCTCGACGGTGGGTGGAGTGTTTCCCGCTGGAACAGCGGCTTCGGCGACGGGGCAGCGGTGACGGGCGGCGTCAACGATGGCGCGAAGCCCATTGCCGGTCTGGGCGACGTGGCCCCGACCTTCAACGTCGGCCAACGGATGATTCTGCGCTGCGAGGTGATCGTCGGGGCCTTCGATGCCAACGGGGTGCCGTGGGCGCGCCTGATCCAGTTCAAGGCCGGTGGCGTGCTGATGTTCCAGGTCGGAGACGCTGCCTACCGGGGCAAGCTGATTCCGGGCGTCTTTCTGTACGGGGCCACGGCCCGCGTCCACGTCATTGCGGGTGACACGCCTTCGGGCTTGCCTGCGTTTCCAGCGGCGGTGGGCGTGAACGCCGCCGACGATCTGCTGCCGCTGGCCGGTGGATCGACCTCGGTGCTGCCCGATCCCGCCGCCAACATCGGCGTCAACGCCGACTGCGACCTGATGCGCTTGAACAGTCCCAACTCGGAGTTGTGGAACCGAGGTGGTGGCTACGACTGGCACTTCCATCCGATTCCGAACGGCCGCAAGGACATCCACTTCAGCGGCCACGGCTTCATCGCCGGAACGGTCAAGGAGAAGGGGCAGCCCGACCAGCCCCTGATGCGGCGGGTGCAGCTCATCAGCGAGAACACCCGCGTCCTGGTGGCCGAAACCTGGAGCGACCCCACGGGCGCTTACCGGTTCGACCTGATCGATCTGTCCCAGCGCTACACCGTGGTCAGCTACGACCACAAGCAGATGTACCGCGCCGTGATCGCGGACAACCTACGCCCGGAGTTGATGCCGTGACCGTCGCCATCACTGTCGAACACAACGAGGCGCGGCTGGCGGGCACCTTGGCCTTCCTCGACGCGGGGGCCAGCCCGGCGCGACTGCGCATCTACGGTGGCACGCGGCCTGCCACGCCGTCCACGACGCCGACCAGTGCGATGCTGGTGGAGATCAGGCTGACCAAGCCTGCGGGCACGATTGCGGGTGGGCTGCTCACACTGACGCAGCAGGAGGATGGGCTGATTGCGGCCACCGGCATCGCCACCTGGGCCCGGCTGGTCAACGGCAACGAGGTCAATGCCCTGGATCTGGATTGCAGCGGCACCGATGGCAGTGGCGACGTGAAACTGGCCAGCACCAATCTGTATCTCGGTGGAGATGCACGGATGGTGTCGGCCATCTTGGGGTAAGCCGTGCCTGCCGCTCCCGACGAGGTGACCTTGGTCGCCACGTTGCCCGTGCCCGCCGCGACCGTGTTGGTCGGCCCCCCGCTGGTCGATCTGTTGTTCGATCAACCGGCGGCCGCCGACGCCAACTTGGTGTTCGGGGCGAACTACATCGCCCCGCGCGACGATGTGACGGTGCGTGCCACGCTGCCGCTGCCGGTCGTCGTGATCAAGTTCATCCCTCCGGCCCGAGCCGAGTTGCTGGCAGAACTGCCGGGCCTGACGGTCAGCACGCTCATCCTGCGCCCGAGCGTACCGCTCAACGTCGGCGTGGCCAGCCTGCCCGGCGTGGTATTCACCAGCGAGGTGCGCTACGCCTCGCGCACGCAGCGCCCGACGGTGGGCCAAACGGCGCACGAGTGGCAACAGGCCGTGCAGCGCGAGGACGGCGCAGCGCAGCGCCAGCAGGATGCGACGGCGACGCCCGCAGGCTGGGGCGCGGCGTGGCAGCGTGGGGGTGTGTCGGTTCACGGCATCGCGCACCGCCTGCCGCCAATCTTGGTGGCCACGCCGCTGCTGCGGCGCACCGGCCAGCAGCAGGCGACGCGCTTGCACGGCGCAACCGGGTTCACCCACGAGAACGCGACGCCCATCGCGCAGATTCGGACGGGCGTGTTCCAGAACGCCACCCGTTTGCGCGACGCCACGCGCTTCGCGCATCAGGACGGTGACCGCAGCAAGCGCGCCGGTCGGCTCGCCCTCTGGCAGAACGCCCGACCGCTGACGCAGCGCCAGGGTTCAGACTTCCAGAGCGCAAGCCGCCGACAGGTCGGCTGGCGCGGGCGGTACCAGGACGCGATGCGGCCACCGCCCGGTATCAGCGTGTGGGTGATCCCCGAGCCGCCCGACCCGCCGCGTTGCTACACGCCCAGCGGCCACCTGCTGTTCGCTGCGCTGGCTCCGGCCAGTGCCCACCTGCTGTTCTTCTGCGAAAACCACATCGAGCCGCCCGATGGCGAGCCGGTGGTCGTTCCCATCCGGAGGGTCTACTTCGTGATCAACAACGTGACCCTGCACCGGCTGCCCGATGGCTTGCCCGTGCCGGTGTTCAATCTCTCGCTGTCGCTCGATGCCGCGTCCTGGACGTGGGGCTTCGAGGCACTGCTTCCCGCCGCCGCAAAAAGCCTCGTCGCGCCCGGCAGCAACGGCGGCCCGGTCGAACTGGTGGCCAGCGTCAACGGCACAGCCTTCCGGGTGCTGGCCGAGAGCATCAGCCGCGAGCGGGTGTTTGGCGACGCCAGCATCCGCATCTCGGGCCGTGGGCGCAACGCTGTGCTGGCCGCGCCTTACGCGCCGGTGATGTACTTCCAGCAACCGCAGGCGCGCACGGCGCGGCAGTTGATGGACGACGTGCTGACGCTCAACGGCATCCCGCTGGGCTGGAACATCGATTGGGGCCTGACGGACTGGAATGTCCCGGCCGGGGTGTTCACCCAGCAGGGCACGTGGATGGAAGCCTTGGTTGCGATTGCCAGCGCCGCCGGGGGCTACCTGATCCCGCATCCGTCCGACCAGAGCATCCGCGTGCGCCATCGCTATCCGGCCGCCCCGTGGGAGTGGAGCACCGTCACGCCCGACTTCGTGCTGCCCGTCGATGCCGTGGCCCGCGAGTCGCTGCGCTGGGTGGAGAAGCCCGGCTACAACCGCGTGTTCGTGTCAGGGCAGGATGTCGGTGTGCTCGGTCAGGTCACGCGCGCAGGCACGGCGGGCGATGTGCTGGCGCCGATGGTGGTCGATGCGCTCATCACCGAAGCCGCTGCGGCACGTCAGCGGGGTATCGCTGTGCTCGCCGACACGGGGCAGCAGATCGAGGTGAGCCTGCGCCTGCCGGTGCTGGCCGAGACGGGGATCATCGAGCCGGGTGCGTTCGTCGAGTACCAGGACGGCAGCGTGACGAGGCTGGGCATCGTGCGCTCGACGCAAGTCGAGGCAGGAATGCCGGAGGTCTGGCAGACCTTGGGGGTGCAGAGCCATGCATAACCTCTACGAGCAGTTCCGCCAACTTATCCCTGATCCGCCATTGCAGGCGGGCACGGTGGTGAGCGTCGGCTCCGGCGTCGTGACCGTCGCCTTGCCCGGTGGTGGCCTGATCCGCGCGCGCGGCAGCGCCGCCATCGGCCAGAAGGTGTTCGTGCGAGACGACGTCATCGAAGGCGACGCACCCAGCCTGACGCTGGAAATCATCGAAATCTGAAACCCATCTTCCTGATCACCCCTGAACCCGCCTTGGTGCCACGTGCATCAGGCGGGTTTCGCTTTTCTGGAGACCTGCAATGACTGAACCCGAACATCAACCCGCCGCACTGGTGGAAAACATGCTCTTGCTGCGCCGCGAGGACTTCGACGAACTACTCGACCGTGCCGCCGAGCGTGGAGCTGAGCGTTGCCTCGCCCACCTCGGGTTGGAGAACGACAGCGCCGCGAAGGACATCCGCGAACTGCGCGATCTGCTGGAGGCGTGGCGCGATGCCCGCCGAACGGCTTGGCAGACCACCATCAAGGTCGTGACCACCGGCATCCTGGCCGCGCTGCTGGTGGGGGCCGCCATAAAGTTGAAGTTGATGGGAGGCGTCCAATGATCGCCAAGCCGAAGATCTGCCTTCTGGACGACTGGCGGCGCGTGTTGCGACGGGCCTGGAGTATTCGCTTCTCGCTGCTGGCCGCTGCCTTCACGGCGGCGGAAGTGGTGGTGCCGCTGTTTGGCGACGTGCTGCTGGACGTTATGCCAAGGGGCGCATTCGTGCTGCTGGCCTTCGCTGCCAGCATCGGTGCGACCGTGGCACGTATCGTGGCGCAGCCGGAGATGCACCGATGATCCGGCCACCGCAAAGGCGCACCGTGGCCGCGCTGACGCTCTCCGCCGCCGCGCTGGTCGGCATCGTGCTGCACGAGGGCTACACCGACCGCGCGGTGATCCCGGTCAAGGGCGATGTGCCGACCATCGGCTTTGGCACCACCACAGGTGTGAAGCTGGGCGACACCACCACGCCGCCGAAGGCGCTGGCCCGCGCGCTCACCGACGTACAGCAATTCGAGGGTGCCCTGAAGGCTTGCGTGACCGTGCCGCTGGCCCAGCACGAGTACGACGCGCTGGTGAGCTTCTCCTACAACGTCGGCAGCCGGGCGTTCTGCCAGTCCACGCTGGTGAGGAAACTCAACGCCGATGACTACGCCGGAGCCTGTGCCGAGCTGCTGCGCTGGCGCTTCTTCCAGGGTAAGGACTGCGCGCTGCCTGCCAATGCGCGCCAGTGCGGCGGACTGGCCACGCGTCGGCAGTCCGAGTACCGCCAGTGCGTCGGAGAAGCGCCATGAACTTGATTCCGTGGCCGTACCGCTGGCTGGCTCTCGTCCTGCTCGCCGCCGCACTGATCGGCTTCGGCTGGATCAAGGGCGCGGGTCACGTTCAGGCCCGGTGGGACGCCGCCGTCCAGAAGCAAACCTTGCAGGCCGCCGAAGTCCGCGAGCGACAAGCGCAGGCCACCGTCAAGGTCGTCACCCGGTACGTCGACCGCGTCCGCATCGTCCGCGAGAACGGCGACACCATCATCAAGGAGATTCCCGTCTATGTGCCAGTACAAGCCGATGCTGCTTGCACTATCAACCGTGGCTTTGTGCGCCTGCACGACGCTGCCGCCGAAGGTCGACTGCCCGAGCCCGCCCGAGATGCTGATGCGGCCGCCGCAGGCATTGCGCTCTCTGCCGTCGCTGCAACCGTTGCCGCCAACTACCAGACCTGCCATGAGAACGCCGAGCAACTGAGGGCGTTGCAGGCGTGGGTCAGCGAGATGGCATCCACCGCCAAGTAGTCAGCGCTGGGCGACTTCGCAACACCTGATCGTTCCATCCGAATGCGCTTGGCTTCCATCTCGAACAGCGCGTTCATGACATCCGTACCCACCACGGAGCATTGACCATGAGTAACCGATTCAAGCATGCCGTCATCGACGACGTGACCTCGCGCAACATCGACGCCAGCCTGCAAGACCATCTGCTCGACCTGTTCGAATCGGCCATGAAGTCGGTGGCCACGACGTTGGTGCGCGAGGCCAAATTCGACACCACCGACTTCGCCACCGCCAAAGGGCGCGGCTGCGAGGGGTTCACGCTGCTGGTGAGCCGCACCCGCGCCGACTCGCGTGACGGCTGGTTCGGCGCGTTTCAGCGCGGCGACGAACGCCTCGACGTCGTCGGCCACCTGGAATAGGCGGTCAATCGTCCAGTTCGGGAACGTCCCAGTCCGCTGGGCGCGCCTCGCCGGTCTGGTAGAACTGCTTCACCAGCTTCACGTATTCCAGAAAATCTCGGTTCTCCGTGGCCAGCCGATTGGCCATGTCCCAATCGATCTCGTCGCGCTCGCGCGCCGGAATCAGCACCTGACTGTCGGCAGGGTTGTCCACGTCCAGCTTGATGAAGCCGATGCCGTGGGCGGCGAACAGCATCCGCAGTTCCTTCAGCGTATCGGTGCCGCCGATCTCCGCCGCGACCAAATAGCCGAAATTGGCCCACGACGAATTCGACACCGCCTGAAAAAAGCACTCACGCACGTTCGAACGGTTGATCAGCAGCTTGGCCTCGAACGACCACAGCTTGGTGCGCTTGTCGGAATACTGGTTAACGCAGTCGCGCACCTCCTGGTGCCAGTCCGCGCCCAGATCTTCCATGCCGACCACATCCGGGTACAACCAGCGGTTGCCGTTGGGGCCGCGCTTGTTCGACGAACGCTTCTCGTCGATGCGTTTGGAGAACACACCGAACTCCTCCCACAGATACTGCGACAGCAGCGGATACAAGGCGTGCTCGTCGACCTTCGATGCGCTCGCATCCGCTGCCGACGTCGTTCCTGCGCTTTCGACCGCTGCCACCTCGGCACTGTCCGTCCGCTCCGAGTAGTAGTACTTACGCGGCCGTCCTTCGGTCGTTTTCAACTCCAGGTGACGTTTTTGCAAGACGGGGCGCTGCGAGCTGATCTCGGCGACCAACTGCTGCACCAGCTCGGCATCGTTGGTGATGAACTTGCTGCTTGCCTTCTTTGCCTGACACTCGGCCGGAAACGTGGCGAACACCCACTCGGCGATCTGCCTTGCGGTGAACTTCTCCTCGGGCCGATCCTTCAAGTAGGCAATCAGAACTTTCGCCAGATTCAATGCCATTGCATCACTCCTCGGATGTCACTCACGCCGGAGCGTCGGGCTGCGGCCGCGCTGGCGGCGTTGCACCGGGGCGATAGGTGGAGTCGAACACCATGTCCGCCAGCCAGCGTTTGAAATTCTGGTTATCACTGAACTGCTTGAACAGCTCGGTGTGGTCGTCCAGCAGCTCTAGCACCACGCGGCCCAGCGCCCGGTCGTGCTCCAGCCGCGCGTTCTGCTTGCCGGAGTGGGCCTGTGCGTTCTGATACGCCTTGTCCTGCGCCACGCGCGCGGGGATTTCTTCGGTGATGACCTTTTTGATCTTGTCCGCGTCGTGCCACTCGATGTTGCCGAACAGGTCATTGAACTGTTTGATCACGTTCGAGAGCCTGTCCAAGTCCGGCTCGCCACTGCCACCGCCACCGCCGGGCGGCGGCGGTTCGACCAAGGCGTCCGCGTCGTCCAGCGCCATCTTCATCGCCGCCTGCGCCTGCGCACGGTAGCTGTCCATGTCGATGGCCTCCAGCACGCCTTTGGAGAGGTCTTCCTCCTTCGGCGCGGGTAGCTTCGGCGTCAGGAAATTCAGGAAGATCGACAGCTTCTCCCATGCCGGATGCCCGTAGGGAAGGATCGCGGAGAGGAAGCCGTAGCTGCGAACGAACGCCTTGGCCTTGCCTTTGAACTTGACCTGTTCGTCCTCGCCGAGCTTGCTGACGTACTCGGCCACGCAGACATCGAGAATGGGGTCGAGCTTTTCGCGGTCGGCTCCGGACAGATACAGCGCCACCAAGTCGTCCACTTGGCTGCCGCTGTAAACCTGCTGCGCGTCCAGCTCGCCCTTGAGGTCGTGCAACTTGTTCGGGTCGGTTTCGCCGTCCTGAATCGTCGCGCGGTAGTACTCCTGAAACGCCCCCTTCACCGCTTCGGCGTTGTCGGCGAAGTCGAGAACGAAGGTGTCCGCCTTCTGCGGGTGCGCCCGGTTCAAGCGCGACAAGGTCTGCACCGCCAGTACGCCCGCCAGCGGCTTGTCCACGTACATGGTGTGCAGCAACGGTTCGTCGAAGCCGGTGACGAACTTGTTGGCGACGATCAGGAACCGATACGGGTCGAGCTTCAGCTTGGCCGGAATGTCCTTGCTTGGAAAGCCGTTGAGGTCTGCCTCGGTCTTCTTCGATCCGCCCATCTCGACGTCACCCGAATACGCAACGATGGCCATGTACGGACTCTTGATCTCGGCAAGGTAGTCCGACACCTCGCGGAAGTAGTCGATGGCGCGCGCGATACCGTTGCAGACGATCATCGCCCGCGCCTTGCCTCCGACCTTCTTCGCGCCGATCACCTGCGCGGTGAAGTGATCGACCATGATCTCCGCCTTGCGGCGAATGGCCTTGTCGTGCGACTCGACGTAGCGCCGGATTTTCTTCAGCGCCTTCAGCTTGTCCACTTGCGGATCGTCTTCTATGGTCTTGGCGACGTGGTAAAAGCTGTCCACCGGCGTGTAGTTGGCGATCACGTCGAGGATGAAACCCTCTTGTATCGCCTGCTTGGTGGTGTAGGTCAGTTCCTCCGGCGAGCGGAACTGCACCTTGTCGCCCACCGTCACCCGTTCGCCGAACAACTCCAGCGTCCTGGTCTTCGGCGTGGCGGTGAAGGCGTAGTAGCTGGCGTTGGTCAGCAGCTTGCGCGATGCAATGCGCTTTTCGATTTCCGCATTCACCGCATCCTGCGTGGAGCCTTCCTCGAACGCTTCCTCGTCGGTCTTGCCGCCGACCGAACCACCCACTGAGCCCCCAAGGGCCTGATGCATCTTGGCCGTGGTCTTGCCGCCCTGACTGGAATGGGCCTCGTCGATCAGCAGCGCGAACTTCCGGTCGCCCAAGTCGCCCAGTTCGTCGAGGATGAAGGGGAACTTCTGCACCGTGGTGACGATGATCTTCTTGCCCCGGCGCAGGAAGTCGCGCAGTTCTTGCGCATTGTCCGAATGGCCGAGGATCGAGGCCACATGGTCGTAGCCCTTGATGGTCTTGTGGATCTGGGTGTCCAGCGCACGCCGGTCGGTGATGACGATGACCGAATCGAACTGCGCCTGCATTGCATCCGCCGCCGTCTTCAGCTCCACCAACTGGTGTGCCAGCCATGCAATGGTGTTGCTCTTGCCGCTGCCCGCAGAGTGCTGGATCAGGTAACGCTGGCCCACACCGTCGGCGCGCGAACGGCGCAGCAGGGCACGTACTGTGCGCAACTGGTGAAAGCGCGGAAACACCGGCTTGCGGGTCTTGCGCCGCCTGCCGCTGGCGTCTTCCTCCTCGTCCTCCACCACCTGTGCGTAGTTCTCGATGATGTTCGCCAGCGACTCCTTCGCCAGCACCTGCTTCCACAGGTAGTCGGTTTTGATGCCGTTGGGGTTTGGTGGATTGCCCGCACCGCTGTTCCAGCCCTGGTTGAAAGGCAGGAACCACGAGGCCTTGCCCTTCAACTCGGTGCAGAAGCGCACCTCGGCGTCGTCCACCGCCATGTGCGCAACGCAGCGACCGGACTGGAACAGCAACTCCTTCGGATCGCGCGTGGTCTGGTACTGGACGATGGCATCGGCCACCGTCTGCTTGGTCAGCGAATTTTTCAACTCGAAGGTCAACACCGGCAGGCCGTTGATGAAGACCACCAAGTCCAGCTCGTTGCCGGAGTCGTTGCTGTAGCGCACCTGCCGGGTGACGCTGAAGATGTTCTTGGCGAAGGCTTCGCTGGCAGCGGCGTTGCCCGGCGTGGGCAGCAGCTTGTAGAGATCGACCGTCACCGGCCCGTGGCTCACGCCACGGCGCAAACAGTCCACTACGCCGCGCTTGGCGATCTCGCCTTGCAGTCGGTGCAGAAACTGCGTGCGCTGGATGCCCTCGCTGGCCAGATTCAGCGTTTCTACCGCCCTGGGCTGTGTGGCTTGCAAGAACTCCAGCAGCTTCGCCACGTCCAGCGCCACGTCGCGGTTGTAGTCACTCGCCCGGCCCAGCACGTAGCCACCCGGCCCATACACCGACACCGGCTCCTGCGCCGTGTTGGGCGCAACGGGCGGATGTGCGCTGATGCCCGCCAGATGGCGCACGATCAGCCGTTCCAGGCCCAATTCGCTGGTGTCGGTGGGGCGGGTCATGCGTCACCTCTCTTTTTCGGCCTTGGCAGGGCTTTTCGGCCCTTCTCCAACTGCTTCACCGGCTGCGCGATGGCCGCCTCGAAGTCCTTTTCCACCGGTGACGGCAGGTTGCGAACCCGCGCCTGATATTCGGCATAGGCCGCTTCGGCCTTGGCCAGCGCCGACTTGGCTGGCACCTTGCCAGCGTGAGTCAGGATGTCCTTGCGGGTCAGGCGCAGGAAGTTGTCCAGCTCTGTTGCCCAATCGCGCATGGTCATGGGCTGATGCGCCTGCGCCTGCAATTCCGCCACCTCGATATAGGCCGTGACGATGCGATTGAGCGTGTCCAGTTCTTCGGCATTCAGGTAGTTCTTGGCGATGCCCACGTCCGCCTTGCGTACCGGCCCGCCCTTGCTGGCAGCGGCCCAGCTGGTCAGGCCCATGTTCTGCGCCTTGGCGTCCACACGCTGCACGATCAGCTCGGCCGCCGTGTGGCCGTGCGCCGCCCAGTGCATCTTGTTCTGCACCGTGGCAAAGAACTGCTGCGAGGTTTCGGTGTGCGGGTCGTAGTCCAGGCTGGTGGCGTAGATGTCCAGCACCTTGCGCCAGAACACCTTTTCCGACGAGCGAATGTCGCGGATGCGCGCCAGCAGCTCCTCGAAATACTCGGCGTCGTCACCGCGCTTGAAGCGCTCATCGTCCAGCAGCACGCCTTTGCGCAAATAGGTCTTGAGCTGCTCCGTGGCCCAGCGGCGGAACTGCGTGCCACGGTGCGACTTCACCCGGTAGCCGATGGCCAGCGCCACCTCCAGGTTGTAGTGCTTGAGGCTGCGGCTGACCTGCCGACCGCGCTCCTGCCGAACTTGTAAGTACGGCTTACAAGTTGCCGCCTCCTGCAATTCCCCGGTCTGGTAGATGGCGCGGATGTGCTGGGTGATGTTCTGTGGCGAGCTTTGATAAAGATCGGCCAACTGCTGCTGGGTCAGCCACACGTCACCCGCCTCAAAGCGCACCTGCACGCGGGTCTGGGCGTCCTCGGTCTGGTAGAGCAGAAACTCGCCTTGCCCGGTGGTGGGTAGAGCGGCCATTTGTCCCGCAGCTTGCAGGGCGGCAGATTGTGTCGGCGGTGTCGACACAATTTTGGTGTCAGTTTTCTTCGCCATCGGCATCCTCCTCGGTGGGTGCGGCTTCATCGTCGCCCAGCGCAGCAAGATCGTCGTCGCTGACGGCATCGTCCGGGCCGGGCCGCCAGCCGCGCAGGTCAACCTGGCCGGTGACGGCGTCAGCAATCAGGCGGTCGCGGTATTCGCGGATCAAGGCAATTTCCTTCTCTATCTCGCGGCGCACCGATAGTTCTTCATAGAGGAAATCGGAAACTTCGCGTTGCCGATGCAGCGGCGGAACCGGAATCTTCTCCTTTAACAGCGAGCGCGGATTCAGCGGGCGATTGCGTCCCGCTGCGCCGCGTGAATGATGGTTGAGAATCAGGTCGCCAGCCTTGCTCAAGAAGAACGTGTAGAGATACTCCGGCGTGACAGCATCCAGTTTGCACTTGGCAATCGGGTAGCGATGGGACGCAATGCACCCTTCATCTTCTGCACTTGCGACAGCAATAGCACCTTCCCAAGCGAACTGCCCACTGAATACCAGGTCGCCCTTTCCGATTCGGAAGAATGTCGAATCCCCAAGATGCTTTCCTTCGGTCAATGGCTTGTGGAAGATGCCGCGCCCACGGTTGAACATGCCAATCGGGGTGTAAGTCGCCTTCGGCTCCCTGGTGATTGGCGTTGCCAGAAGCGAGACGACTCGGTCTAGTCGAAGGTATTGCGTGTCCGCTGATGAAATCGCACGCTCTGCAAGGACACTTCGTTTCTCGGCCATCAGCGCGATGAGATCACGCTTGGCCTTGATGAAGCGGGCGATGTGGGCATCCTGCGCGCGCAGGTAGGCGACGATCTGGTCTTGCTCCGGGCGCGGGGGCACGAGCGAAGGCATCTGCTTGAAGGATTCCCAATACAGCCTGTTGCGGTCGGCCACGATGCCGCGCGAGAACTTGTTGACCTCGCGCATGTACGCCTGCGTGCGGAACAGGTAGCTGTAATAGGCGCTGTTGGCTTCGGCGAACGGCTTGACCACGACATAGGCCGGACTCACCAAGCCGTCGACCGGAGCAGGGCCGACCGCGCCTTGCCACATGCGCATCATGTTGTAGGCGATGTCACCCTTGACCGCGCGCTTGTAGTTCTCCTTCTGGCTCATCACCTGCTTGCGCTTGCCATGTTCCATGTCGCGCACGCGCACGCCGGTGCGCAGCGAAACTTCGAGAATCGGCAAGTCGGGATAACCGGTTTCGACGCGATGACCGAACAGGCGGCCATTGCGCAGCACCTGCCAGCCTTCTGGTACATGCGGCACCCAAGGCAGACCCGATGCGCGATAGGCTTCATAGACCGTCTTGGCCTGAGCAACCGGTGCCCGAGCAGCCACAGCCTCGACGGCGGCGGCTGTGTCCGCACCGAATAGGGAGCCTTGCTCCTGTGCTTCGACGGCCTGCGGCGTTGGCACGCCCACTGCCACTTCAATCGGCCGCCCGAACAGCAGGAACTGCGGAATGTCCGGCGGTGCGATATCGAGGGCTGCGTCGCGCCCCTGCTGCTTCACCTGCTCGCGCAACTCCATCAGCAGCCTGCCCAAGACGTTCATGCCGACCAGGGTGTCGCCGTCGTCAACGACCTTGGCTCCCCAAAATGCGTCCTTGCGCGACTCCTCGACGATGGGCCGGTCGCCGGTTTTCAGCAGCAGCGCACTGAAGGTGTTCCAGTTGTTGGCCAGCTTCATGCGCAGGCTCCAGCGCATGATGCGCACGCGCACCTGATCCCAATCCGGGCGCGAGTCCTTGCGGTAAGGCTTGCTCCGCATCTTGGCCGTCATCGGGCTGACCTGGCCGATGATCAGCTTCTGCACGTCGGGAAGATGCGGAAAGCGGCAGACCTGATACAGCGCTTCGGAGGTCAGTATCCGCACCCCGTTCACATGGATCGGGTAGCCCCCCGCCATGTTGGACAGGCCGCCGAACGGCTCGTCGGTCTTGAGGAAGACGACGCTTTCCTTGCGGCTGTAGGTGCGGGTTTGATCTCTCTCGGCCATCAGAGATCGTCTCCGGTCAGACTCGCAAACATCCTGCGCACTGCCGTTTGCGTATTCGTGGTGCGCGGGAACAGCGGATACCACGGTGCATCCACCCAGAACGCCAGTGGCGCGTTGTTGGGGCAGTTGCGGTAAGTGACGATGAGCGAGCCGAAGCCCAGCGTCTCCAACGTCATGTGGCCCAGCGGGCGCTGGGTGTCACCGAGGTTGGGGCAAATCTGGCGGATGTGGACGCCGGCCTTCAGGAACTCCTGCTCCAGCAGAATCTTGGCCGCGTCGCTGGAGAACAGACCCGCAGCGCCGGGGTTGCCAGCGGCTCTGAGCGTGGGCGGGTACCGCATGGCCGCCACATGGGCTTGCACCGCAGGATCGTTCGGGATCGCCGTCGGGCGCAACACGTCCGCCGTTGCGCTGTAGGCCCGCCTGTCCTCCAGCTCGATGGCACGCCACCAAGTGATGCCAATGGTCTTGCCCGAGGCTCTGATGGCGTCTTGAATCTTGCCGCTTGCGTAATACTGCCCGCCACTGTGCTGGGCGATGCAGATCACATGCACCTTCGCCTGCGCGGGCGCGTGATCACGAATCCAATTCTCCAGGTCGCGCCGCACGCGGTTGCCGGTGAAGATGCCGTCATCCAGATAGATGAAGACTTCGTCGCCTTGCCCGCAGTCGTCGATGCCAAATCCATGCTCTTCCTCCAGCTGCTCGGAGAACAGGGCGAGCATGTCGGTCTGGCTGCTGCCACCGCCCTGGATGTCGAGGAAGCTGGCGGATCGCCAGAACTTGTCGGGTCTGTCGCCGGTGAGTTTCTGGGTGCGCATCGCGCCACGGAGAAACTTCGCCACGTCCTCCTTCGAGAAGTAGATCTTCTTCAGGACATGGTCGATCTCTTGCAGGATGGGCAACTGCACGGCGGCGTCGAACTGCTGCACCCAACGCTCGACATGGTCGGGAATGGGCTGCGGGAGCGAGCCGCCCCGGTAGTCCTGGATCGTGTTGGCGATGGACGCCAGAAGCTCGTTGCGCTGGCTCATGCCGGAACGCCTCCCACGATCTTGTGCAGCAAGCCTTCGGTCTGCTGTTCCAGTTTCAGGATGTCGGCGCGGATTTCCGCGAGCGAACGCAAGGGCGCGGGCTGGTAGAAGTAGCGGGCGAAGGAGATTTCGTAGCCGATCTGCGTCTTCTCGCCGTCCACCCACGCATCGCTCGCGTGTGGCAGCACCTCGCGCCGGAAGAAGGCCTCGATGCCCCCCGGCTCCGTCAAAGGCACCTGCTCGGTGTCGCGCAGGTCGGTGTCTGGTTCGTACTCCACCATGAAGCGGTCGTTGCCCACCGTTTGCAGATACGCGCCGTCGAAGCCAGGCTCAAAGTAGTCGCCCTTTTTCAGCTTGCTGCGTTTGGCGATCACCGGCGGGGCCGCTTCGTCGCGCCAGCTCACGGCCTTGAGGATGGCCTTCTTGTCTGCAGCACCGAGCTTCTGGCCCTGCGCTTTCATTGCCGCGTCGAACCGTTCGCGGAACACGTTGTGGTCGTCGAACACGGCGTCGCCCAAGTCCTGCTGCGCCAACAGCGCCAGATCGAGCAGCGCCTTGTCGCGCTGCCATGTGGCAGCGTCGAGCAGCTTCTTGCGGCGCTTTTCCGGCACTGCCTTCTTCGCGGGTGCGCCGTCCTCGCCATCCTCGTCGTTGCTGTCCGCCGCATCATCACCGTCGCCGCTATCATCACCTTTCAGCCACGCCTCGATTTCAGGCTTCAGCTTGGCGAAGTCGGTGTAGAGCTTGTCGCCGTGCGTTGCGTAAATCTCCGCGCGCAGGGCTTCGTCACCCGACGCGAAGCGCAGGGTTTCGATGGCGGCGGGCTTCAGCTGGCTCTTGAGGCGCAGGGGGCGTTCGACGGTGATCTTCCAGTAGCCAAAGTCCTGGGTGTCGAACCATTTCGACTGCGCGGTTTCCTGCGCCTCGCCCAAGTAGAGGTCGACGATGCGCTGGATGTCGCCTTCCGCCAGCTCGCAGTTCTTCTTGCCGAGATTGCGGCGCAGCGGCTGGAACCATTGGCTGGCGTCGATCAACTGCACCTTGCCACGGCGCGCGGCGGCCTTGCGGTTGGCCAGCACCCAGATGTAGGTGGCGATGCCGGTGTTGTAGAAGATGTTGAGTGGCAGGGCGATGATGGCTTCGAGCCAATCGTTTTCCAGCACCCAGCGGCGGATATTGCTTTCGCCTTGTCCGGCGTCGCCGGTGAACAGCGCCGAACCGTTGTGGACTAGGGCGATGCGGCTGCCCACGCCGTCGGCGGGCGCGTTGAGCTTCATCTTGGACAGCTTGTTCACGAGAAACATGAGCTGGCCGTCGCTGGAGCGGGTGATGAGCTTCAGTTCGGGGTTGTCGCCGTGGCTGACGATGAAGCGCGGGTCGTTGAATCCCTGCTTGCCGCCCATGCGTTCCAGATCGGTCTTCCAGCTCTTGCCGTAGGGCGGGTTGGAGATCATGAAGTCGAACTCGCGGCTGCGGAACTGGTCGGCGGATAGCGTCGATTTGTCTGCGCCACCGACGATGTTCTCCGCTGCGCCGCCTTCTCCCTTCAGCAGCAGGTCGGCCTTGCAGATGGCGTAGGTTTCGTCGCTGATTTCCTGCCCGTAGAGGTGGATGGAGACTTCCTTGCCGTGGTCGTCGGCCAGCTCTTGCAAGGTTTCCTCGGCCACGGTCAACATGCCGCCGGTGCCGCAGGAACCGTCGTAGAGCAGATAGGTGCCGGACTGGATGCGCTCGGCCACGGGCAGAAACAGCAGCTTGGCCATGAGCTTGACGACGTCGCGCGGCGTGAAGTGCTCGCCCGCTTCCTCGTTGTTCTCTTCGTTGAAGCGGCGGATCAGCTCCTCGAACACGGTGCCCATGCCGTGGTTGTCCAGTGGCGGCAGCTTGACGCGACCATCCGCGTCCTTCACGGGCAACGGCGAGAGGTTGACCTCGGGATCAAGGAAGTCCTCGATCAGGTAGCCCAGGACGTGGGCATCCACGAGCTTCTGGATTTGGTTGCGGAAATTGAACTTGGTGAGGATTTCCTGCACGTTGGGCGAGAAACCGTCGAGGTAGGCGATGAAGTCGTCGCGCAGGCGCTGCCCTTGGCTGCTTCCTTTCAGCTTGGCCAGCGTGAAGTCGGAGACGTTGTAGAATGCTTG